TCTTGTCGCCATCAAACTCAACCTCAACTTCGTCGTCGTGTTCGTTTACCGCCTCAGGATCTTCATCGTTCTCCACGACATCAACTTCTTCTTCGTCATCTTCAGTTTTGAGATGAGTGGGTTCCGCTGGAACCGAACGCGGAACAGACGTATCGGTTGTTAGACTACCAGCGTAATCGAGTTTACCATCAGTTGCGTCACCGAGTTCCTCGCGCTCGCCCCCCGATAGATGAGTGGGTTCCTGATTGCGCGGGCTCAGTTGTGCAGCGGACACTGGATTAACAAGAGATTCTGCCATTGGTCTTTGCCCTCAAAAATTGTGCCAACCCACTGGGGTGCGGCATCAGTGTAATATATTTAGCGTTATGCTATTTTCTACGAGACTTGCGTGCCTCTCTCCAATTCACGCATGAACGTCTCGAAAATGCGTGTTTCCAACGCCCGTGCGTGTGAACGGGTTTTTACAGGTGCCTTAGTGATAGCGGTCTGGATTGTCTGGACTTGTTCAACGGATAATATTCCGTTGTCCCAAACCCATTCTTTCTCTTCTCGCAGACCGCGAACGAATGCTTGTGGCGCACTTGGATCGGCAACGATGTCTGCGGCTGTCGCAAGAAAAAAATCATCCGCGACAACATCTCCATCATTGGCGTTTTCTAACGAACCAACACCGCGAGATGATACGCCAAACTTGACGCCCTCGTCGATGAAGGATTTCACAATCTTGCCGTATGGCGTGTCCATGATCTTTGCGCGGCCCACGAAGTCTATACCATTCGCTTTCAATTCTGTAATCATGTGACTAACACGATCAAGATTGATGTGTGGGGATTCGGGGTGCCCCAATTCACCTAACGCACGCTTCTGCTTGACGTATTCCTCGTTGTAGCGATCCACTTCGCGCTGTAACACTGCCATCGGATAGGTGCGCCCATTACGATTCTTCACTTCCGCCTGTAGGAACACGCCTTCGATGGCATAGATTTTCTTGCCATCTTTCGTGTCTTCTACTAGCGGCTTGACGTAATCGTAAACTTCGGCGATAAGTTTCATGGGTTATTTGTCCTTACCAATCCCGCGGCCTATATTGCGACCGGTCGCGGTATAGCTTCCGGTCTTTTTCTTTTTCCTTATCCTTGTCGTCGGCCTTCTTGTCGTCGTCCTCGGACCTGACCGGTCGCTTGGTCTTGCCCCACAGGCCTGCGTCCTTACGCTTCTTCTCTAGCTGCCTGAGAATCTCCGCCTCGCTCTCGCGTCCAGTGAGCTTGGGGAGGATTCGTTCCAGTGGTTCTCCGTCCAACAACTGATTAATTTTAAGTTTGGTCGCCGATGGGAATCTCATTTTTTTGGGCATTTTTACTTCCCTTTGGGGTGGCGTTTCTGGTAATCCCAGACGGGCGGGCCCTCTTCCTCGTCGTCTTTGGGAGGCTCGCCCGGTTTTCTGGTCTGATACTTCCAAGCGGGGCGACCCTCGTCAACCTCTTCTTCATTGTCGTCTTCGTGCTTTAGCCCGCAGCTTTCGTTCTTTGCTTTATACCCCTTGTCGACGGCCTTGAAGAAGTCGTCCTTCTTGTCGGCGGGAATATCTTTGGGTGACGACACGTTCCACTTTTTTAGCATCGAGTCGAAGTACTTCTTGTATGCCTCGCTGCTGTCTTCCTTGAAGATGGTTTGGCGCTCAACATCGAGACGATCCGCCACCTTCTGTTGCATGATCTCCTTGAAGACCTGTCCAGCACTTTGCCAGTTGGCATCTTTGACATTTTGTACGAGTTGTGTAAATGAATTCATAAGATATCCTTTAGAGTCCGCTTGGCGCATACCCGCGCAGTTTCACCAAGTCAACGATGACGGTATAGGCTGCCTTCGCACTTGAGGTCGTATAGGTGCTAATATAAAAACTGCCGTCTGCGCTGGTGCCGATACCTTGCGCATTGGAAATAATCTGCCCCGCGAGTGCGTTCTTGCCGAAATAACCCGACCCAGAGAGAAGCACCGCAGGAATAATGGGTTGCGAGGAACCCGCATCTAGGTTCCCGCCTTTGAATGCTAGTTCGACCGTCATATCAGGGTCGATGGAATACCAGATGCTGCGAATGGCTAACTCACGAACTAAATTCAGTGACGCATTCGACGCGGCGAGTGCGGCTGTGCTGTTCGTAACTGTAGTCGTCAGGTTCTCGCCATCGGTGAACGATCCTGAGGCGTTCGTTACAACAATTGTATTCGCGCTTCTCCGCCATTCAACAATTTGTGCCGTCTTTCCGCTAGACGCGCCCGTCACAGTATCACCCGGCTGGAAGATACCAGTTCGATTGGCCGTCGTGAGCGCCACCGTCTTGTGTGTCAGTGTCGCAGTATTTACCTTGAGTACATCCGATTCGTCTGTACCATTGCTGGTATAATACAAACACCGCACAGTTGCGTGTTGTGCGCTCTCCGTAAGGATATGAACATTGGCGGTCCCTGATGTTATGGCCATAGCGTATTCCTATTTAGTATCCACGGTCTTCTTTGGAGATGACGCATTCGTATCATCATCCGCAGGAGAAAAATTTGTATCTGTCTTTCCCGCCGGTGAATTGTTCGTGCGTAGGGCTTCGTCGGCCTCGTGATCAAAGCTATCCTCTTCACCAGGCCGGCCGGCAGGTGCAGGTGGGTCTACACGATTATCCTGTGCGATTTGCACAACATCATCGTCCGTTTGTTTGAGAATGTCTCGCTTGACAAACGCTTCAGAATAATACCGCCCGACAAACGCATCGGCTTGTGACGCCAAATTCATGCGCGTAGTCAGAATTTCGTTCATCTTCAGTTCTTCAAAGTACGAATCCTGTTGCCAGGTATACCGAAGGCTGTCCTTGATGTCATACCATTCGGCCTCCGTCATGACATTCTTGAGACGAAGTTGTCGTTCTAGCAATTGGTCGAACATATAGCCGAACTGTACTTGTAAGCGATGAATATATTTGTTAAACCGCAGTTCATCGCGTGTAATCTCTGACGCACGCCCGAGATTGAATCCTTGCCCCTGATCGATGCGCGACGGTGGCAGACTCAAGGCGCGATATAGTTTACGACGGAAGTAATCAACATCCTCCATTTGACCGAGATTCTGACCACCTGGCAACGAGCTAACTTCTGTACCTTTGCCACCCTCACGGCGTGGTAGCCAGAAATCTTCAAGCATACTCATGAATTTGCGGTCGTCTCGTACCTCGCCAGTCGCAGTATCATACACCAGCTTATTCCGATGCTTCTGCATGATGTCGTAGAGATACTGTTCTGCTTTGGCTTTCGGGAGATTGCCGACATCGATGTAAAAGATTCGGCGTTCTGGTGCGCGAGCGACACGGTAGATGACGGAGGAATCTTCTATCATCCGTAAGAGGTTCAGTGGTTTGATGGCTTTGTGCAACCATGACAGCACGGTGCGCTTGTTCGCGTCGTACAGTCCTGACGGACAGAACGCAACCGAGTCGGCTGCGATACGAACGCCTTGGTAATTCATCAGCGCACCATTAGGCGATTGTGACGAGCCGCGGCCGCTGGGTGAGACAAAACCCATTGGATTGTAAACAAAGTATTCGCGTTCTACTTCAACGATTTCGGTCTCCGTTTCAAGATGCTGCTTGTTCTGGACTTCGCGCACCTTGCGAATTGTGCGCGGGTCGACAATACGCAATTCCTGAATGCCAGACTTGGCGTTGCTTTCATCTACCACCAAATGGAGATAGAGTCGGCCGTCAATGTACCACTGACGCAGAATGCTATACGCATCCCGATGGAAGTTTAGCATCTTTAGCAGATTGGTGAATTCCGCTTGGATACGGGCTTTTAGTTCTGGTGTGAGACTGGTGAAGTCAAGATTGAGTGAGACGGGTAGCCGGTCAGCATCTTGTACAACAAGTTCGTTGACGATCTGGTCAATCGCCTCATCGACTTCCGCGATGATTTGCATCTCGCGGTAGCGATTGATAAGTTGGAAGTCATCGACGACACCGCCGTCGAGGTCGAGGTAATAGCCGAAATGTCCACCGGCTGCGCCAAATTGAACGTTAAGCGCGCCGTCCTGATTGTCGGGCGGCACGAAACTAACGGTATTGGACGTGGGTTCTTTGCTGACCGCAGCAGGCGCCGATGACCGCCTATTGAAATCAAACTCAAACCCAAATAAGCGGGGCAATTATATATCCTCGGAATGGAAGGTAAATGGCATCATAGGTAGGACAAGCTCACTTCTCGGAGAGCCCCCGAAAGGGCTCCCCTCGATAAACGAATTATTTATTAACCAGCAACGGTGACGTTGGTATCAACATTAACCAACGGCGCCTCACGTGTTGGAAGTTCCCCAGATACCTCCCACCATTGATATTGAAATTCGATAGTATAATCTTCAATGGTATCCGGCGTGTCCCAATTCAGTGCGATTGCTGATACGTTGATCGGAAATGCGCCCATGAATTGATACGTACGCAATCTATCACCTTGACGACCAAATTGTGTCGTTGATAGAGTTGTCGTATAACCTTCATCGGCACTGCCGCCGCGATACTGTGAAACCGCACTACTGGCACCCGACATGCGGTCCAACCACTCCTCTGTCGCCCGGCGAATGATGAAATCTTCATCATTGATGACTGTTACCGTGAGCGGGGTAAATGTGCGATCACCAACTACTTGAAGTTTACGCCCAAAATACCCGACATCGATAGAGCCCACTGTTGAAGCTGGAACCTCTGCTATTTTCACCATGAATCGCGATGCTTGAGCGGCGTCGACGCCGGTTGCTACTGATTGGGGCCATCGCAATTCCGCCTCGAAGAGAGATGGCCTCGCGCCACCATCTTTGAGTTTATTACGAAACTGGTCAAGATTAAATGCCATGCTTGTTCTCCTCTAAGACGCACATTAGCCTGCTGTGCCGACTATTTCTTGGAACGATACCCCACTACGCACAGCCACAAAGTTCAACTGAATGTAGTTGATGGTGCGGTTTGGTTTCACAAAGATGTGACCGACGAATTCATTTCGGTCAACAACATCCGCAGTGTTGTTGGAGCCGTCACAGACAACCAAGAAATCGGTGATGCCTCGACGCGCTTTGACAGTTCGTAGAAATGGTTCGACCACAGCCCTGAATGATGCCCGAGTATGCTCGTCATTAAACTCAAACAGATTCTCTTTCGCATACCCCGCAATGGTCTTCTCCAATGCGATGAACAATCGACGCACATTGATGCGGTCGAACGCACTTGGGCGATTTAGCAGCGTTTTGTCACCATACAGCAACACACCCTGACCCGGGAAACTCACTACCGAGTTGACACCCAGTTTATAGAGGTCATCGCGGTCGGTTTGCTTCGGTGTCCACGCTAGTTTCACCACGTTCTTGACATGACCGCGGGTGAATCCGGCAGGCGAGAACCACGAGGCGTTCGTATGATCAGTCCGCGCTGCCAAGCCCGCAATGTCTCCATTGAGCGGCACCCACCGATATACATCGTTATACTTATCATACATATATTTCCAGCCGCTATCCATAACGGCATAGCTGCTGCTTGGGAGATTGTTTCTATCGGTCGTGACTGATGCGTTCTCGCTCCCGATGTTGTTCACGACACTGGCTTTCAGTGGCGATACGAACGCAACCGCATCTAGGCGCTTCGCGGCGATCTGGTCAACCACATAAGTGCCTACTGTCGACGGTGCCGCATTACCAGTGACCAGCAATGAAACATCTGTCGAATCCGGGTCGACAAAAAGGTCCCATGCTGTTTCACGCTGCCCAACGGTGAGGGTCTCATTATCGTCGTTGCCACCTTCTAGTGACTCTGTATACGGCAACGCCGACGCACCAAAAGTCAAACCTAGCACCGGTGAACCCCAGTTTCCTACGGCGAAAGTAGTGCCGCCGGGAGAGGCTTGGACATGCTCCATCCACCACACATACTCGGACTGGCGATTTAGCACATTCTTGTAGTAGTTGTTGTCGCCGTTCGGAGACTTACCATCAGAGGCTTTCGAGACGTACGCATATTTTTCAACAGGATTGTCAACTAAGCCCTCGAATTTTCCATCTTCGTCCGTGACCACTACATGTGCCTCGTCGGTGGTAGCTCCGTGATCAGTTCCGTGCTGGCTTGTTCCGGGCGGACCGTCAAAGGAAGACCAGTATTCCCACTGTCGTTGCCAATTGGTAGTTGTCCACGTATTCGCAACGGTAACTGCCTTTTCCATGGTCATCGACGTGTTAGATGCTATCGCCTTCACCTGATAACGCTTGGAATCGATGGTGATGAAATCGCCGACAATCAGTTCTGTCTGGAAGAGTGTGCTTGTGCCGGTGACCGTCGTGCTACTTGCGGTCGTGACAAGACTACCGGTCGCATTCGCTTGGAAGGCCAGTGCGGATGGGCAGATACTTACCTTGAGCGAATTTCCCAAATCACCCGGCCACTTAGCCGCAACGGCTCCGTATCCTGCCACGCCGTCCTCATAAGTTGCATCGTGGTGGGTGTTGTTCTTGATAAGCACACCATGTGAGGTAAAGGTATTCGAAGCTATCGAGGTGCTTAACGCAGAGGAGACGGTCAATGCCGTGTCGCTGGCAATCGTAGCAACGGTAGCCTCTTCCGATGTAGACGCGGAGGTGCTAATTGTTATGATTTGGCCGACTTTTAAGTCGTCACTGAATGACGTACCTGATCCCGTAATGGCTGTCGGTGAGGTATTCGTCAACGTGCCGTTGAGACTCTTGGCTGAAGCTGTCGCATTCAGCGCATTGCCGCTAATTGCGCGAACAACTTTGAGATTATTAGAATACGCTAGGAATGCCGCAGCAGAGAACCAATCTTGGAAGTTGTTGGCGTCCGGTTCGCCGAACTGATCGACCAAGTCAACTTCAGAAGCGACGTTCTGTACTTGCAGAGCCGGACCCCATACGAACGGGCCGACAAATCCACCGGTCGACAAAGAAACATTCTCGACGCCTACGGTCAGATCCCGTTCAGTAACATTAACTCCCGGCGAAACTTGAAATGCCATAACCCTATATCTCCTTCGTAACGGGATTCGGAAAAAGAATGCCGCAAAACCTGTGCCGTCAGTAAATACAAAGACGGATATGTGTATTTAGATTTTCAGGGCGTTCGTCATCTCCCCCAGAATTCGTTCGCAATCTCATTTTCAATATCTTCATCAGAGAGCAACCACCGATCGCCGTCATCAACAAATGAGGTCTCAGGTTTGCTGTCGATGTATCCCACAAACGGCTCATCGAGTGTGACGGGTTCGTATTGATTGAGTAGCAGTTTCCGCATGGACAAGCCCACATAGTTCTCGAATCCCGTTTGTGCGGTCAACCACCCCAAGAGTACTAGCGTCATCACACAATCGTCATGTGCGCCCTGTTCTGCTTTATAGTTAGCGCCGTGCGCAACGAATGTTGTCAGTTCTCGTAATGTATCGTAGTCATAAATCAGAAGTTGATCTTTTTCGATCATCGCCCGTAGCGCAGCACAGCCAATACGTTTTGTGGCTTGCGTCTGACGTAATCCCATTCTCGACTTCACATGAAACCCACCCGCTAACATCTGCCCGCGCTTGGGATGCATACGCACGAAAAGAATGTTTTCGTACTCCAGTTCCGTGTGTAACGCATCCGCGACAAGAATGCCAACATCGTTGACTTCAACTAACGTATATGCGTTACAATAATACGCAGCGATGTCACGCACAATTGGCGCAAACAGTTGCGGAGTAATATTATTTCGTCGATACACCGCCACTTGTCGAAATGGTGATATCGACACGTCAAAGACATTTATTACACTGTAATCTTGTTCCTGCCCCTGTGAGACATCCACCATGGCCACATAGATGTGTGCGGGGTTTCCTTTTTCATCTGCGCGAACCGGCTGCGCATAAATTTTGAGGTCTCCCCGAATATCTTCCGGCGTCATAAATGACATCGACGCGAGCTTGTGGCCGGGGATGAGTGTATTCGCACTGCCTTGGAACGAGCATTCAAATTCCTGTTCCCAGGCTTGTTCGCTGCCAAGGTTCGTTCGCATCTCCTTGGCCCACGCTTCATCGCGCCCGGGTACATCGCGCCAGGTGAAACCGATGGGATAATAGGAATTGCGTTTCTCTTGTGCGTCGTTCCAGATTTTGTAGAAGAGGTTGTACCCGTTTGGTGTGCTGACGATGAATAACTTGGTGGTTTTACCCGAGGATATTGTCGGGAACACGGATGTCATAAAGTCGCCAGCAATATTCTCTGGCACGAACGCAAACTCGTCAAGGAACAGAATGTTGAAGGTGTCGCCTCGAATTGCGGTGGCATTCGTACTCTCCGCACGAACACGAGAGTTGTTCGCCAGCATAATGAGCTTTTGGTCCCACTTCAGAATCCCTTGCTTCAGAAAGTTCGGCAGGAGTTCGTAGGACTGCTTCAGCCGACGTAGCAGTTCGATGGCGGTAGATTCTTTGTTCGCGAGAACACCGACGCTGACATCGGTGCGAAAGAGAATATACCAGAGGAAGTAGCCGCAAACAACGACGGTTGACTTGCCGGACTGTCGCGAGAGTTTACAAATGACGAAGCGGTTGTCCTCAAATGCTCCGATAATTTCTCGTTGGAAAGGCCACATCGCAAACGGCACGATGCCGCTATCCACGTGGACAATCTTTACGTAGTTGTTGATAAAGTGATAGACATCCTCCGAACACCGAACATACTCTTTGAGTTCTTTGTCAGTAAGCGAGATTTCGGCATTCGGCAATGGAAGATTAGGATTGCCGTTATAGCCTGCATCGGAATTGAATGAATTCTTGGGCATTTACTCGTTCACTGGGAGACGAGTGGGAGAATCAGATTCTCCCACCCATGATGTCTTAATCGTTATCTGCGGCGTTCTTACGTGCCGCAAGTTCAGCCGCGTATTCCTCTTCGGTTAGGTCGTACCAACTAAGCCAAGAGAACGCCATCTCATCGACAGTCCGGCTTCCACCACCGGTCCAGTTCTTCGCATCAAGATTGCCGCGATTCCCTGCGGTATTGTCATGATAGCTGATGATGTGCATCGTAGTCCCAGCCGGATACAGCGGCGCTGCGTCATCTTTGTAATTGTAGACAATATGCCAGTTGAAATCGAAGTTCGCGCAGTTGACCATCTCCGCCGTGCCGTTGGGATAAATCATCTCGACACATTGTCGCGTGCCTAGGAAATGCATATGCGGCTGGAACCCCGTGAGCTTTCCAGGCAGATACATCTTCTGATACCCATCATGACGGGTCACCGAACCGGCTGGAATGTCGAGTTCACCCGCATTCCCTAGTTGGCGTGAGTACAGAATGTGATCCGGTTCGTAGCCCTCTGGGTACAGCACCAAGCCTAACTCGGTCTGGTCGGTGACTTCCTCGCCTACCGAGTGGTAGTGAAAGCTAAACCGCACACGCGAGTTCGCTTCGAACAGCCGCCCGCTGCCTTCTGGATACACGTCGCCGTTCTTGCCGACTGCGTACTCATTTAGGAACGCATCGTCCGAACTATCTCCCAATGGCGCATCCGGGTCTGTCACCGCGTAGGTCAACGCATGATGCACAACCCGCAGATCGCCGGCCTTGGTCTGAATAGCACTAATATACCTATCGCTATCAAGTCCCGTGGGGACGATGTAGTCGCCCCACCAGTCGGAACCCTCTGCCGGCACAGTGTGTGGCGGAGATTGTACGATGAGATCCGGCTCGATGGTCCAAGCACCGAAATCCTGAAACTCAATAGAAGGCTGTGCGTCCATGATGTTGCCTCGTGGAGCGCCGGCTTCAACCCAGGCACTAACGGTGGCAATCTCATCGTCAGTCAAAGACCGGTCGTCCTTAAATTCCTGTATCCCCACTTTAGGATCGATATGCCATGGCGGCATCTCACGTGCTTCGACTTTGGCGCGGATAGACCTCGCCCACGGGCGTGTCTCCTGATAGTTCATCAGCGACATGGGCGCCATGTTGTTAGGACGATGGCATACCTGACAGGATCGCTGTAAGATCGGCTCGATGTCCTTGTAGAACGTTGGGTTGTCTGGTACCTCTGCCGATGCTGTACCCAAGGTGGTGAGAAAAATCATCACCCCTAGAACACTACATGTGATGCGTGGTATGTTCATGTCTCTATTTCTCCTCTTCGATATTTATGACTTTCGGCTCGTCTTTCGACAACGTGCGTAGTTCACGTAACAG